TTAATCGCTCTCGATCAGTCCGTGACGGCGCAACGTTTGCAAGACCGCGGTAATCGCCCTTCTCGCCTCCGCGTCAACCGTCGCGCCGCCTGCAGGTTCCACGATATTTGGAGCTCTTGGGCCAACTGTTTGACGTCCCTCGATAAAAAGTCTTCCAAAGGTACGCCCTTGGTACCATTGCCCCTGATGGTGCACCGCAAAAGCCATGTCGGCGGCAATCCAGACGGTCATCCCTTCATTGGGTTCGAGAAACCGCCATCCTCCATCCGTCCAACCCGCCAGCGCGGCGGCGTGTCCCACCCAGGCGCCCTCCGGGGCCGCACCGACAACCCAGCATTGGCCAGGCTGCGGCGTGGTCGGGGGCGTGTTTTGCACTGCAGCGGCGCTCGCCTGGCTGGCAATATCCAGCAGCGCCAGCGCTTCGTTGTGGAACATCTCCTTCTGCGCCTGGCCCGGCTCCAGAAGCGGCAGCGCAAGGCGCGGCGTGGGCGAGAGAGTCATAGCGTCACCTCCTTGATACGAACCGTGCATTCCGCTGCCGGCGAGAGCCCGTGCATGCCCATTTGCCGAACCTTTATGGTTAACGATGTGTTTATGCCGGTAGCCGGGATCGTAAGTTCCGGCGCGGTCGTCTCGACCAACTGCGGGTTGCCGTCCCGCAAAATCTCCACCTGATAGCGCTCCGTCTCCTCGCCTAGCGCGGCATCGACTCCGTCCCGCCACGACCAGTCGACCCTGCTGCGGCGGGCCCAGCGCACCTGCAACGCCTGCGATCGGACACGAATCGTCAGCTGCACCGGGGACGGCGGCAGCAGGGAGATGCCGCTGCTCACAAGTTCCACGGGGGCAGTATCGGCAGGATCCTCCACGCCCTGGGCCAGCAGTCGCACCGCCCCGCCGATCGCCGGCACCGGCGCGATCGGCTTCAGCGATTCGCGGGCCACCAGCACGAAGCGGTCGCCCGGCCGCTGGGCGCCGATTGCCGCCTCGGTGCCGCGACGGCCGCGCCACAGCTCGGATAGCCGCCAGCGCCCCGCGCCCAGCGGCTCGGCGCGACCGAACTGCACCAGCTCGTCGCCCAGCATCGCCAGGTTCGCGCCTGCGTCGAGCGCCGCCATGGTCGCATTGGCAAGCGCACCGTCCGCCTGCACCAGATCGACCTCCGCGACGCTCGCCCGGTCGATCAGCGCCGCCCGGCCGCCGCCCGGCGGCGTGCGGACCGTGCCGAGCACGGCGGGATAGGCGGTTTCGCCGATTGCCGACCAGCTACCGCCATCCACGCTGGCCAGCAGCGCGGCCCGGCGCCAGCCGCTGCCGGTGCCCGCCGCCGCCACCACGATGCGGGGTGTCGTCGCCGGCACCTCGTCGATCGGCGGCAGCTCGAACGGCGCCAGCACCGTCCGCCCTTGCCGCGCATCGGGCGCCGCCACGGATCGCCCGGGGCTCGCCGGTGCCGCCATCGGGGCCGCGGTGATCGGCACGCATTCCAGCTTCACCACCATCTGTTCGAAGGTCCAGCGATCGACGCGCCACTGGCCGGGGCTGTTCGCGATGGTGATCCGCATGCCCGGCGCCAGCGTCAGCGCTTCCCAGCCGAGCGTCAGGGTCCGGCGCTCGCGCGCCAGTTCCGCGCGGGCGAGCGCACCGGCGGCCATCGCCTTGGCGGCGCCGGCATCGAGCACCGCGGGCAGGTCGATTCGCGTCTCGCGGGTTCCGGCGGCGCGGCGGGTCGCCTGCTGCACCCCTGCCTGATAGTCGCGCGCGGGATCATAATAGCCGATGCTCAGGCGGCGGGGCACGCTGTCCGCGGCTGCCAGCGTGCGCGCGCTGCGCCCGCCCCGTGCGGCGCCGGCTCCGGGTTCGGTTCCGGCACCGTCGTCCGGCACCGCCGCCGCATTGCCCAGCCCGGCGACCATGGCGAAGCGGTCCTCCCCCGCCCGCAGCCACGCGCCGCTCGCCGCGCAGAGCGCATCCAGCGTGGTGCGCACCGATTCCTGCGCCGAGAAGCCCGCGAGCGGCAGATCCAGCCCCTCGACCGCGACCCCGCCGATCGTCCGCGCGATCGTCCCCGCCGCGACGGGTTCGGGGTCGGCGATCACTTCGAAGGTGAGCTGCGGGATGCGGTTGCCGAAGCTCGCCAGCTCCAGGTCCTCGAACACCGCATAGGCCAGGCCGCGATGCGCCGGCGCGCGGCCGGCCCCTTCCAGCGCGGCGATCAGCGGATCGACCGGCTGATCCTCGCCGCCTGTATAGAGCCGAAAGCCGGTGCGGACCTTGAAGTCGCCCGCCGCGCCGCGCAGCAGCTGTCCGTCCGCCCAGATGCGGCCGATGCCGTGGATCCGCCGGGTCGAGAAGGCCACCGCGAAGGAAGCCGTATAGCTATAGGCGGTGGTCGAGGGCCGGCCCTTGCCGCCGCCCTCGGTGGCGCGGTGTTCGGTCAGGTCGGTCGCCCAGATCACGCATCCCGCCACCCGCACCGTGCCGAACAGCTTGGGGATAGCGCTGCCATAGCTCGAGCTCTGCACCCGCAGGTCGGCCAGCCGGGCGCCCTCGCGCGTGCCCGGCTTGGCGAATAGCTGGCCGTCGATCGCCGCGCCGATCAGCCCGCCGATCTGCGCCCCCATGCGGCCGCCGAACACCGCCCCCGCCACGCCCAGAACGATCGTCGCCATTATGCACCCTCCGCTCGCCAGCAGCTCAGCACCGGCCAGGGCACCGGGCCCGGCCGCTCCACCACGCGCCGCGCCATCGCATCGGCATGGATGATCCCGTCCTCGCTCCGGATCGCGAGATGCAGCTGCCCCGCCCCGCTCCGGCACAGCAGCACGTCCCCCGGCGCGGCGTCGGTCACCTCGACCAGCCCGGCCGCGCGGAGCGCCGCCGCCGCCCAGTCGAGATCGTCGGTGCGCAGCGCATAGCGATCGACCGCCGGGCGGCCGACAGCGAGCGCCGCCAGCCCAACACAGTCGAGCCCGCCCGCCGCATCCCGCCCGTGCAGCCGGAACCGCGCGCCGATCGCCGCCCGCGCCGCCGCGAGCACCGCGTCCCCGCTCATGCGCCGGGATACCGCGTCAGCAGGTCGTTGCCCGGCAGATAGGGCTCGCCCCGGAAGTTGGCGGCGTTGGCGAAGCGGCCGACACAGGTCTCGAACCGGCCGTCGCACCCCTCGACCAGCTCGACCAGCGCGCCCTGCCCGGCAAAGCGCGGCGGCCGTGCGAGCGTCACCCGCACCCCGTCGGAAGCGAGGATCGCGTCCTCCAGGCCGCCGTTCGCGCCGCCGAACCAGCGCAGCCGCCCGGCGCCATAGGCATTGGCCGCCGGCTCGGCGCCGTCCAGCGTCACCACCGCGCCGTCCACCCCGGCCACCCGCGCGAACCGCCGCCGGCCCGCCATCGCCACGCGGCACCGCGCATCCCCCAGCGCCGCCCGGCAATCGGGCGAGGTCGCCTCCGCCACCGGCGCGTCGAACGCCGCCGCCGCCCCGCGCAGCTCGGCGGTGATCGCCCCGTCGCGCGTCTCGATCGCACCGATCGTCCCCTCGCCGAGCGGGATCGTCGCGCCCGGCGCGGTCCAGTCGGTCGCGAACAGCGCCACCCGCGCGCCGTCCCACCGGCCCGCCAGCAGGTCCCCCTCGGAGATCGCATCGCCGCCCAGCACGCCCTGCACGTCCATGCTGTCCGCCTCCAGCGTCGCGCTGCGCTCCACCGCGCTCGGCGTCATGCCCGGCGCCGCGCGATAGAGCAGCCCGTCCAGCATCAGGTCCCGGTCGTGCGCGGTCAGCCCGATCGTCACCCCGTCGCGCCGCTCGATCCGCCAGCACAGCGTGACGCTGGTCAGCGCCCCCTCCAGCCAGCTCATTCGCGTATCTCCACCAGCGGCACCGATGCCGCAGCACCCGCCAGGAACGTCGCGCGGCTGACCCGCAGCTGGTCCTCGGCAAAGCGCACCGGCACGTCGAACAGGAAGGAGGCGGTCACCTTCGCCCCCGCTGCCGGCGCACTGGCGAGCGTCACCACGCCCCCCGCTCCCAGCGTGAAGCCCGTCACCGCCGCCCCGCCGACCTTCACCGCCAGCGTGCCCGCAACCGGCCGCGTGATCCGCCGCACGCTTTCGCCATAGGATTTCACCAGCTGGAACCGGGCGGTCGCCCCGTCGCCGGTGCCGATCGCCACCTCCTTCGCCTCGAAGTCGAACGGGTCGCGCAGGCGAAAGCCCCGCGCCGCGCCCATCCGCGCCCGGAAAAAGGCGAGCAGCGCCGCGATGTCCGCCTCGGAGCGGACGCCCGGCCCCACATCATAATGTGTCCGCGCCTGCGCCCAGGCGGCATTGCGCCGCTCGGCCCCGCCGGCGCTGGTGACGATCGCGGTGGAAAGCTCGGGCGCCACCTCCGCCTCGCGCCCCAGCGCGATCGGGAACAGCACGTCGTCAAAGGGAGTCACGTCCGTCTCCTGGTCGAAATGGAGGAAGCCGTCGCGCGCCACCTGGGGCAGCGCCCAGAGATAGGTCGCCGCCACCCCGCGCTGCCGCGCCGCGCCGGCCGCCTCGGCGATCGCGCGCCACTGCGCCTTGTCCTCGCCGCGCAGCACGAAGCCGGCGAGATAGTGCTGCCGCGCCGCCGGATAGCCGAGCCGCGCCTGCGCCGCCGCCACCGCCCGTTCGGACGCCGCCGCATTGCCCGCCGCCGCCCAGTCATAATCCTCGAGCTGGAGCACATCGAAGGCGGGCGATGCCCAGCCGAGCGGCAGGTTGGCGCGCGCCGCCTCGGGCATCGCCGGGTCCAGCACCGTCGGCAGATAGGCGAGCAGCAGCACCTTCGCGCCCGGCGCGGCCGCGCGCACCGCGTCGCGCAACGCCCATGTCGAGCCCGCGAGCAGCACCCCCGCCGCATCCAGCACCGCCGTGTCGACCGTGCCGCGCAGATTCTGCGGCGCGGGATTGCCCAGCGCCGCCTTGGCCGCCGCGTCGTGCAGGCAGATCCGCCCATCGGCCAGCACCCACCACCAGGGCTCGCCGATCTGGAACTGCACCGCCAGCCCTGCCGCCTGCGCGATGCCGACAAAGGCCAGCGCCACCGCGCGCAGATAGGCCATCGCCCCGCCATGCGCCGGCGAGAGCAGGGTCGAGGGCGGGCTCCACCCGGTCAGCGCCGCGCTGCCGTCCGCCGCCCGCTGCTTCCAGTCGCTCCAGCAATGCTGGTCGAGCAGCTCGTAGCTCAGCGACCAGATCACGCCATAGCCCAGCGCCTTCGCACGGCGCGCGAAGTCGGCATGCCAGGCCGCACAGGCCCGGTTGAGCGCGCCACCGGCCAGGCTGGCGTAGAAGCCGCCCGATGCCGGTTCGAGCCGGACATAATGGCTCATCCCCACATAATGGAGAATGTCGCCGCGATAGCCGAGATGGAGCATCGTGCGCAGCAGCCGCGCCGGCGTCTGGTTATAGGCGTCGTCATAGCCGGTCGCGATCGACAGGCCATGTTCGGGCACCACCGGCTCGCCGATCGCCAGCACCGATCCCGGCCCGTCGCAGGCGATGTCGCGCAGCTCCACCCAGGCGTCCGCCGGCGCCGCCAGCGCGGTCATATCGTCCGCGACATAGCCGGGCGGCACGAGCGAGACGAACATCCGGTCGACATCGCCCGCCCAGACCGGATCCGCCTCGCCCGGCAGCAGGAAGCCGCCCTGCACCGTGGCGAAATCGATCGTCACCTGCGCGTCGGCGGGGCTGCCCTTGGCATAGTTCCACAGGCGCACATACCAGGATCGCGGCGCCCCGTTCGCGTCCCGCCCCTCGATCGTCAGCACCGGGCCGTTCACCGCGTCCAGCGCGATCACGCCCGAGGAGCGCCAGCGGAACCGCAGCCGACAGTCGCGAAAATCGCGCTGCGTCGCATAGGCGAGCAGCGGATGGTCGTAGCGGTCCTCCGCTTCCCAGATCAGCCCGGCCAGGTCGCCGCGGCGCTGGAACACCAGGTCGACGCGCAGCGCATCGGGCGCGGTCGTCACGACGCTGGCCATCATCGGCCGGGGGAAGTTGACGGTCCAATAGGCGGGATCGAACCGGCTGATCACGCCCTCGGTCTGGCCGCGTCGCCGGTCGGCAAGCCACCAGCCCATCAGTCGAGCCCCGCCAGCGCGGCGCGTACCGCCCGCGCGACCTGCCGGCTCGATTGGGCCAGCGCCCTGGGCGCGGCGTCGGCCGCGGCGTTGACGGTGATCGACACGCGCATGTCGCGCCCGCCACCGGCACCCCGCGCGTCTGCCGCCACCTGGCCCGCGCTGGTCGGCACGAACAGTTCCGGCCCGCGCTCGCCCACCCAATAGGGGCGTCCGGGGCTCACCGGCCCGCCGGTCGCCCGGCCCGGCGCCCCCAGCAATCCGCCGAGCAGCGACAGCACCATCCCCTCGATGCCGCCACCGCCGCCGCTTCCTGCCGCCGGGAATCCGACGCCGCCCGACGCCCTGGCAATCTCGCCCAGCACCTTCAGCGCCACCCTGGCGAGATCGTCGAAGCCGATCTTGCCGGTGCGCGCCGCGCGCAGCAGCGTCGCCTCGATCGTCTTGCCGGCCTTGTCCACGCCGGCCTCCAGCGGCCCTTCCAGCGTGCCGCGCATCGCATCCACGTCGCGCGCGAAGCTGGCGGTATCGGCCCGTACCGACACCACCAGCCGTTCGATTTCCTCATCCATCGGGAAATTGCTCCTGCAATCGTGCGATCAGGTCCGGCGCCGGCGGCTCCCCGCCCGCGCCGCCCGCCGCCTGCACCAGCGCCGCCAGTTCGGCGGGCGTCGCCCGCCAGAACCGGTCCGGTCCCCAGCCAAAGGCGAGGCCCGCCAGCCCCGCCAGCCGCCGCGCGGCATCGGCGAAGCGGGTCACCGCCCGCCCAGTATCTGGCCGATCAGCGCCTTGAGCGCCGGGGTCACCGCCGCCAGCCCGGCTTCGACGATGCGCTCGGCGAAATGCTCGCGGGCCAGCGCCTCGGGCGGATCCTTCAGGCAATGCCAGAACAGGGCGACCATCTCGCCCAGCGCCAGCCGGCCGGCTGCCGCCCGCTCCACCAGCGCGAACAGCGGCCCAAGCTCGGCCTCCGCCGCCACCAGCGCCTCGAAGCTCGGGCGCAGCACCAGCGGGATGCCGCCCAGGTGCAGGCTCGCTTCCCCGCGCACCGGGTTCGCCGCGCCGCTCATGCGCTCACCACCGGGCCGGAGCTTTCGAGGCTCAGCGTGTAGCTGCGCTCGCCGTTGAAATCGCCGGCATAGTCAAGCCGCGTGACCAGGAACTTGCCGGTCATCGTGTCGCCGCTCTCGAAGCTCAGCCGATAATCGTCGAGCGTGCCCGCCAGCGCATTGGCCTTGACCCGCACTTCCGCCGCCGACCCGGTGAACACGCCCGCACCCGACACGCTTACCGATCGCACCCCCGCGCCGGAGAGCAGGTCGCGCCAGCCGCCCGAATCCTTGCTGGTGACCACCACCGCTTCGCCGTTCACGCTCAGCTGCGTCGTCCGCAGCCCCGCCACGGTGGCATAGGCCACCGGCGTCGCGCCATTGCCCACCTTGAGCAGAAAGGCACTGCCCTTCTCCGCCGCCATATCCCGTCTCCTTGCTGTTGAAGCGCGCGCCCGCACGCGGCGCGCAAATCTAGGCTCCTCCCGGGAGGAGCGGCTACGCTGCCGTCCGCAGCATCCGCACGCGGAACTCCACGACGGCGCTGAGCCGCATCTCGTCCTCCGCCACCACGCGGTTGCGCAGCAGCACGCGGCTGACGATCCGCCAGCCGCCGGCCAGCGCCGGGGACATCGCCCCCACCGCCGCCTCCACGTCTGCGGCGAGTCCGCGGACCCGCCCGCGCGTGGGCCCGCTATCCTGCACCAGCACGGCGATGCGCACCTCGCGCCCGTCCTGGTCCTTGGTGCTCCAGTCGGTCAGCACCGGCTCGTCGACCAGCAGATAGGGGCGCGCGGCGCGCACCGGCGGGGCATCGAACACCCCGTTGACCTGCGCGGCGAGCGTCGCCCGTCCCGCCAGCGCCGCGCGCACCGCCCCGGCGATTGCGTCCTGCGGCGTCATCGCAGCAGCCCTCCCAGCCAGCGCAGGGCCGGGTCGGCAAGCCAGCGCCGCCACAGCCGCCGGCCCGACAGGGTGACCCGCGTGCCCTCCACCGCGACCGAGACGCCCGGTACGCGCTCGCGCACCGCTTCGCCCAGTCGCCGCGCCACCCTTTCGGCGCGCGCCCGTCCGCCGGCTTCGCCGCGCGCCTTCAGCTGCTCCAGCATGACCGCCGCACCCCCGCCATCAGTTGCAGCCGCCGCCAGGGCCGCCAGAAGGCGACCACCGCCGCCGGGGGCGTGCCGGCCTCGCCCCGCCCCTCGATCAGATGCGCCGCGAGGAGGATCGCGCCCTGCGCCAGCGGCGGCGGCAGGTCCCCCCAGCCTGCCGCCGTGCCGGCGACGAAGGTGACGCGCACGCGCGTCGCCTCCGCCGTCGCCAGCAGCCGCACCCAGCCTTCGCTGCGCGCGTCGAGATCGATCGTATAGGCATCCACCGGCAGCGTGGTCGCCGCGCCGCCCAGCGTCACCCGCTCGACCGGGCCGATCGCGGTGACCGGGGCTACCGGCAGGCGCTGCCAGTCGGGCGATCGGTCGAGCCAGCATTGCCGGCTCCGCGCGATCCAGGCGGTGCCGGTGAAGCGCTCCCCCAGGGTCAGCGCGGCCTGCGTCGCGGCGGTGATCGCGGTGTCGACGGCGCTGCCCTCGATCCGCAGATAGTCCTTCACCGCCGCGCACGCGTCCGCGATCGCCGCCGCCGGAAAGGGCGGTGCGTCCATGTTTCGTCTCCCTCTGTTGGTGGGGCCGGTCGGTCAGTAAAGCGCCAGGATGTCGGCGGCGCTGGTCCCCGTCGCCCGCACATAGCGCGCGCGGAACGGCAGGATCGTGCCGCTGGGGACGTTCTTCCACACCGTATCGGCGTTGCCGACCGCGCCGCGCATCGTCACCGTGCCGCCGGTGCCGACGAACAGCGCCTTGGGGATGTCCGCCAGGGCCGCCGTGTCGCTCGGCACCACCGTCACCGCCTGGCTGGCCGGGGCCGACACATGGTCGGCCCGGTTCGCGAAATTGTCTGCCATGTCGCGTCCTCCCGGCTCAGCTGGCGGCGAACTTGAGGAGCTTGATCGCTTCCGAATTGCTCACCATCCCGCCCAGCCGCTTGGTCGCGTAGAAATGGACGAAGGGCTTGTTCGAATAGGGATCGCGCAGCAGCTGCGTCTCGCCGCGCTCGGCGATCAGATAGCCGGCCTGGAAATTGCCGAAGGCCACCGCAAAGGCATTGGCGGCGATGTCGGGCATGTCCTCGGCTTCCACCACCGGATAGCCGAGCAGGGTCGCCGGCTGCCCTGCGGCGATGCCCGGCTGCCACAGCAGCTGCCCGTCGCTGGTCTTGAACTTGCGGATCCGCGCCAGCGTCGCCGAGTTCATCACCCAGCTCGCCCCCTGGCGATAGGGCGCGCGCAGCGCCTGCACCAGGTCGATCAGCTTCTCCTCCGGATTGGCCGCGAAGGCGCCCGCCGCGCCCGTCGCCAGATATTGCAGCGTGCCGAAGGCGCGCGCGGCGTCCGCCGTGGTCGCGGTGGGCGAGGTCAGGAACCCCTTGGGCTGGTTCACGCCCGTCCCGCTGACGAACGCGGTCCCCTCCGACTGGGCGAACTCGCGCGCGATCTCCCCCGCCAGCCACGCCTCGACGTCGAACATCGCATCGTCCAGCATCGCCTGGCTCGCCGCCGGATTGGCGTAGAGCTCGCCGAACGGCGGCGCGACTTCGTTGAACACCGGCGTCGCGGTGATCGGCCGCGCCGCCGTCTCGGCCGCCCAGCCGCTGTCGAAGCCGCCGCTCGCGACCAGCTTGCGATAGCCGCCGCTGCCCACGCGCACCACCTTGGCGATGCCGCGGATCGGCGAGATCGCCTGCAGCGTCCCGTCGATCTGCGCGTCGATCTCGCGCGGCACCGCATAGCCGCCCTCCGCCCCGCTCGCGCCGGACAGCGCCTTGGTCTCCACCCCGCCCCGCAGATAGCCGTCGAACGCCGCGCTCGCCGCCGGCCGGCCGCCCGCCAGCATCGGCCGCACCGGCGGCAGCGTCACCTGTTCGAAGCTCGTTTCCATCGCGTCCATGCTCTTCTCCCACGCCAGAAAATTGGAAAAACTCAGCCCACCGCGTGCACCCGCGCGAGCGGCTGCATCGGCTCCGCCACCAGGCTCACCTCGATCAGATGGAGCGCCGTCAGCTCGCGCACCCGGCCGCGCCGCGCCGCCGCCACGCGGTAGCCGAACGAGAGGCCCGCCACCGCGCCCGCCCGCACCAGCGCCGCCAGCGTCGGATCCTCGACCCGGCCGATCACCCTAAGCCCCCGCGCATCCTCGCCGATCGCCTCGATCGTGCCGACCGGCCTGCCGCCATGCTGCCACAGCAGCGGCACCGGCCCCACCGGACCGAAGGCCCCCGCCCGCACCACGTCGCCGCCGCGATCCTCGCGATCGAACACCGCGGCATAGCCGGCGAAGCGCACGCTCATTTCAGCCAGCCAGGAAAGCCCAGCCGCATCGCCAGCAGCACCAGCACCAGCGCCGCCATGCTGCGCCCCACCCATTGCACCACCGCCTTGAGCATCGACTTCTTGGCATCGCGCCACGCGGCCAGCAGCTCGCGCAGTTCGGCCATGTCCTTGGCCGCGCCGCTGTCTTCCAGCCCCAGCCGGGCGAGCGCGCGGGTCGCCCCGGACGCGCCCGCCTCCTCGGCGATCGCCCGCAGCGTCGCCAGTTCGGCACCTTCGCTTTCGGCCTGCTCGATCAGCTGGGCCAGCATCGTTCCGTCGTTCATGACATCCCCACCAGCTTGCGTTTCTCGTCGTCGCTCAGGAAATTGGCGGCCGCGACCTGCCGCCACAGCCGCTCGCGGTCCTCGGCCAGCGCCGGCACGCCCTCCAGGTCCACCGCCAGCATCGTCTCGGGGAACCAGGCGGCGAGCCCCTGGGCCAGCCCGCCCAGCAGATGCTCGGCCATCGGCAGGATCGCCTGCCGCCACAGCGCGCGATTGGCCTCGCGGTAATTGGCATAGGCGGCGTCGCCCGGCAGCCCGAGCAGCATCGGCGGCACCCCGAACGCCAGCGCGACCTCGCGCGCCGCCGCCGCCTTCAGCCCGACGAAATCCATATCCGCGGGCGTAAGGCTCATCGCCTGCCATTTGAGCCCGCCTTCCAGCAGCATCGGCCGCCCGGCATTGGCCGCCCCGGCAAAGCCCGCCTCCATTTCCTCCTTCAGCCGGGCGAACTGGTCGGGCGGCAGCGCGGCGCCGTCGCCGGGATCATAGACCAGCGCCCCGCTCGGCCGCGCCGCATTGTCGAGCAGCGCCTTGTTCCATCGCGTCGCCGCATTGTGGATCGCGATCGCACCCGCCGCCGCATCCAGGCAGCCCAGCCCATAATGATCGTCGGCCGGGTGAAAGGCGCGCAGATGCACGACCTGCGGACGCCCGCCATCATCGGCCGCCAGCCGCGTGACATGCTCGCCCACCCGGTAGCGATAGGCGACCGGCCATCCGCGCGCGTCCGGCTCCACCGTCACCCGCTCGGGCCGCAGCGCATAGAGGGTCTGCACCCGGCCCTCGCCATCGGTGAGCAGCTGGACATAGCCATTGCCGTGCAGCAGCAACTGCGCCGCCAGCGTCTCCAGCAGCCGCTGCCCGCCCGACACCGCCGTCACCAGCGCCACCAGCGCGGGATCCGACCCGCGCAGCGGCGCGGCGCCGACGCTTTCCGCCACCAGCCGCACCGCGCGCTGGGCGACCGGATTCTGGCAATAGCCTTCGCGCAGCTGGACCTCGTAGCTGCGCGACCATTCGCCTAGGCTGCCCCAGCCGCCGCGCGCCAGCGCCGGCCGCCCGGCATCGCGCGCGGCCTTCCGCCCGAACCACTTCATCGCGCCAGCTCCGCAATGCGCAGCTTGCCGTCATGGTCGAGGTCGCGTGCCCAATAGGCGGCGGTAAGCGCTGCCCGCATCCCGTCCCAGAAGCCCCCGGTCAGTTTCGCCGGCGGGAACACCTTCTCGACCAGCGCCTGCACCTCGGCGGCATCGAGCATTCCGTCGCCGTCGCGATCGCCCGCCGCCACGGCGACGCCCGCGCCCACCGCAATCCCCGTCCGCGCATCGAGCGCGCACGCGCTCACCAGCAGGGCAAGCAGCCCCGCAGCCATGCATTTCCGCATCGAATATCTCCCGTGCAGCAATAGCCCGCCCCCCGCAGGGAAAGGCAGGAGGCTCGTCCCCAAATCCTCCCCGCCAGGGGAGGTGGCGCGCACCGCGCGACGGAGGGGGCGGTGTGCGACTCCCTGTCGCTCCAGCATCCTCCCCCTCCGTCAGGCTGCGCCTGACACCTTCCCCTGGCGGGGGAGGACCCATGCGCGCCTGCATTTCCGCGTCGAATGGTCCCGTCACGCAATCGCCCGCCCCGGAGGAAAAGGCAGGAAGCCCGTCCCCAATCCTCCCCCGCCAGGGGGAGGTGGCGCGCATCGCGCGACGGAGGGGGCGGTGTGCGACTCACGGTCGCGCCAGCGTCCTCCCCCTCCGTCAGGCTGTGCCTGACACCTCCCGCTGGCGGGGGAGGACCCATGCGCGCGCCTGCATTTCCGCTTCGACTGACTCCCGTCACGCAATCCCCCGCCCCGGAAGAAACGGCAGGAAGCCCGTCCCCCAATCCTCCCCCGCCAGGGGGAGGTGGCGCGCATCGCGCGACGGAGGGGGCGGTGTGCGACTCCCTGTCGCTCCAGCATCCTCCCCCTCCGTCAGGCTGCGCCTGACACCTCCCCCTGGCGGGGGAGGACCCATCCGCGCCCGCGTTTCCGCGTCGAATGGTCCCGTCACACAATCGCCCGCCCCGGAGGGAACGGCAGGAAGCCCGTCCCCCAATCCTCCCCCGCCAGGGGGAGGTGGCGCGCATCGCGCGACGGAGGGGGCGGTGTGCGACTCCCTGTCGCTCCAGCATCCTCCCCCTCCGTCAGGCTACGCCTGACACCTCCCCCTGGCGGGGGAGGACCCATGCGCGCGCCTGCATTTCCGTGTCGAATGACTCCCGTCACGCAATCCCCCGCCCCAGAGGAAAAGGCAGGAAGCCCGTCCCCAATCCTCCCCCGCCAGGGGGAGGTGGCGCGCATCGCGCGACGGAGGGGGCGGTGTGCGACTCACGCCCGGACGGCGTCCCCCCTCACACCACCCGCACCGCCGCGCGCCCGCGGCGCCCGAGCATCAGTTCGGTCAGCGCCCAGACCAGCGCATCGGCGCGGTCGGGGGAGCGTCCCGGTCCCTGATAGCCGCCCGCCGCCTGCAGCCCGGCCATCTCCGCCTCCAGCGCGGCGAAGGTGCCGGCATGCCACACCGCCCCTTTTTCGTAGAGCAGCGCCACCGGTTCCGCGCGCCTTGCCTTTCCCCGGCTGGCATGCACCAGCCGCAGCGGCAACCGCGCATCGGCGGCCTTCAGCACGCTTGCCACCATCGCCCCGCCCTGGTTGGCCTCCGCCACCACGCATTCGGCCTCGAACCGCGCGGCGCATTCGGCGACCGCCGCCGCCCAGCCTTCGGGGCGAAGCCCGGCGACGCTCGCATCGGCCAGCACATAGCCGTGCAGGTCCTCGCCCAGTCCCACCGCGACGATGCCGCACGCATCGCCCTCGGTGCCCGCCGGCGGATCGACCCCCACCACCACCCGCACGAGCCGCGCCGGGGCCTCCCGCCGCTGCCGCTCGATCAGGGCGAGCGGCCACAGCGCGCCCACCACATCGTCCATCATCTCGCCGTCCAGCTCCTGCCGGCCCAGCCGCGTGCCGGCATAATCGGCCAGCATCGCCTCCACGAAGCTGCGCGGCAGGTGCAGATTGTCGCGGGTCCGCCCGCGCGTCTCGTGCACGTCGGGCAGCGCCATCACCCGGCGCAGCAGCTTCACCGGGCGCGGCGTCGTCGTCACCACCACGCGCGGCGCATCGCCCTGCCGCAAGCCCATCATCAGATTGTCCCAGGCGGCATCGCCCACCCGCAGCGGCCATTTCGCCAGCTCGTCGCACCAGGCAAAGCCATGTTCGGGCCCGCGCAGCTTTTCCGGTGCCTCCGCCGAATAGACGAACGCCCGCGCGCCCGAGGGGAATCGCACTTCCCCCAGCGCGGCGTGCCACCGCACCGCCTCGTCATCGCGTGCGGCGGCAAGCAGCCCGGCCGGTCCCTCCACCATCACCCGTCGGGCATCGTCCATCGTCGCCCCGACCAGGGCGATGCGCGCCTTGGGCACCTCGCGCGCCATCTGGCTCACCCATTCGGCACCCGCCCGCGTCTTGCCGAAGCCGCGCCCGGCGCGGATCAGCCATACCCGCCAATCGCCTTCGGGCCAGAACTGGCCTTGATGCGCCCAGCGTTCCCACCATTCGTTGAAGAAGCGCAGATGGCTGCTCGAAAGCCCCTGCACCAGCCGCGCCCGCTCCGCCGGCGGCAGCATCGCCACCCGCGCGATCGCGTCGAAAGCCGCGCCGCTCATGGCTGGTCGCCCTGTTCGCGGGCGAGCCGCTTCTCCAGCATCTCCAGCTTCTGGAGCAGCGCCGCCTCGGCCTCCTCGCGCGTCGCGCGGACCACGGGACCATAGCCGCCGCGCCGGCGCCCGTCCGCCGCGGCGCGATGATGCCGCAGCAATTCCAGCGCCAGCTTGGGATCGAACGGGACCGCGGCCACCGCCGCCCCGTCTCCACCCGGTGCGATGTCGTTGACCGGCGGGCCGCCGCCGGCATGCGCCAGCAACTGCTCCTCCAGCCGTTCATAGCCCATCAGGATCGCCTGCCGCCACAGCTCGGCGAACTGGGGATCGCGGGCGCGGAGGCGATAGGCCCCCTGGTAGCTCATCTTCGCATGCGCGGCCGCGCGGGTGACGTTGCACGTCGCCGCCAGCATTTCGAGAAAGGCCGAACGCCTGGCCTTGGTCCATTCGTCGGGACGCTGCCTGCGCTGCTGCGTCCGCCGTTGCCCGCCCCGGGGACTGATCACCTCATCCATCGCGCCCTCCCGAAAACGCGGACGGGCCGCTGCACCTGCGTGCCCGGCCCGTCCGCTGGAGCCGCGCCCGGCGACTCACAATTCTTCAGCGTTCCCGTTTTGTGCCATATCATCGTCGCGATGTCAAGCGGAAATAACCCATATGGTACAGCCCATGGGCGCAGCGGGCTCGCGCGCCGGGCAGGACCAAGCCGGAAGGCGGTATGATATCGCCCAGGTGCAACAGCAAACGTTTCGCCAGCATTCGAAGTTCCTGTGCGTTCCGGCGCGCCGATCATCGCATCCGATGCGGAGAAAAGCCGCTTCTACAAGTAATGATTGCTCCGAACCGGAGATGATGCGACTCCTCCGTTTCGGAGCATCGCGGCACCTCTGGGGGAGAGAGGCCGGTCCATGGGGAGGGGAAAAACATGCATCAGGCAACCATTGCAAACGATTTGGTGAATCTTCGCTACGATCTTCAGGAAGAGGTGGCCCTTGTCGTCGCCGAACCGGGGCCGGCGCGGGGGGCCGCCTGCCTCGCGGCGAACCAGGCGGGTTTTCGGGTCCGTGCACCCGTCGATGCGGCGGAAGCGCTGGCGGACAATGCGGTGCTCGACGGGGTGCATCTGCTGCTGATCGAGAGCGCGGGGATCGACGCGGATCTGCTCGATCCGCTGCTGCTGCGGCTGGGCGCGATCGCCGAGGATCGCCGCATGCCGCTGATCGCCACGGTGCTGCCGGAGCAGCTGGACGGCGCGGCGGCGCTGCTGCCGCTCCACGCCGCGCTCCAGTGCAGGCCCAGCGATGCGGACCGGCTGGGCGCGGCGATCTTCGCGCGGAGCACCGCCACGCGGCTCAACGACAGCGTCGGCGAGGATGATTCGCTGCGCATGCGTCGCTTCCAGGAAGAGGTGGCGCGTATCGCCGATTCGCTCGCCCGGCTGACGCGCGATGCCGGGATGCAGCGGGGGGCGGCGGTGCGCAACGACACGCTGGTCTTCCGGAGCGATGCGCGCGTGCCCGACGTCTCGGCGCAGGATATCCGCCGGGTGATTCGCGCGCGGCGGCTGCGGTCGGATTTCTTCCAGGGCGATCTGTTCGCCGACCCCGCCTGGGACATGCTGCTCGACCTGTTCGCGTCGGAGCTGGAGTATCGCAAGGTGTCGGTTTCCAGCCTGTGCATCGCCGCGGCGGTGCCGCCCACCACGGCGCTGCGCTGGATCGGCACGCTGCACGAGGCGGGGCTGTTCGAACGCCATGCCGATCCCAAGGACCGGCGGCGCGCCTATATCGGGCTCAGCGCGGCGGCGCGGGGCGGGATCCTAGATTATGTCGCGGCGGTGCAGCGCGCGGGACTTTCGCTCGTTTGA